TCTTCCCAAGATTCTCCCAATGCGGTATTTATCCAAGTCTTAAGCATTTCAGGCTGTTTTTTAGCCTCTAGGAAATTCTTAGCCATATCTGCCCATGTTGACCAAACTGAATAAAGCTCAGATATATGAAATCCTGCTGTATTAGAGCTACTAGATGAGGCTATCCACTCTCCATGCTTTAACATCCATTGTTTTTTAGATTCATTTATTACAGAGCCACAATGATCGCAAGCATAAGATGCTGTTTCAGGCTTGTTTTCATCCCAAACTATATTTTTCCACTTCAGGACTTGTTTCTTATTACATTCAGGACAAGGCACATGATAATAACGCTTATCAGACTCTTCAAAAGCAGTTTCTATTCTTGACAATCCTTTTACAGTTGGTGTTGAGCATAAGTAAATCTTTTTATTCCAAAAAGTAGTAGTTCTTTTAGTTGCTAGTGATATTGGGTCTCCTTCTGAACCTGCTGAGGCTTCATACCTATCAACTTCATCAGCAAGAACAATTCTAATTGGCCTTGAAGCTAATCCTGATGCAGAATTAGAGCCAACTATGTTTAAGTTACCACCAGGAAACTTTTTAGACAAAACTGTATTACCACTATCTCTGCTTCTTGGGTCTTTAACGCAACCCCTTATCTTTTCAGAATCACGAATCATAGTAGCTAACCTATCTTTTGAGAACGCCTGACCCATTTGTAAAGTAGGCTGCATAACCAACATTGGAGAGGGGTCTTGATCTATATAATATCCAATAACATTAAGCAATATTTCTGTAGCTCCAACCTGAGCCGATTTCATAAATACTATTCTTTGAATACTTGGGTCGTTAAAAGAATCCATAATCTCTCTTTGATATGGTGCTCTTGAGGTTTTCCATGCCCCACTCTCTGCTGAAGATTCAGGTGATAATTTTCTATAAGAATCTGCCCAATCGCTAATTTTTAAATTAGGAGGAGGAGTCCATGCCTGATTCGTTTGTTGAATCACTTTTTCTATATTCTTTAGGTATTCCATGTTGTGCTAATTCCTCAAGTATTTCATAAACTTTTTCTTTAATTATTGATTCTGCTTCAGCGTATTGATCTACTGTAATAACCTGATGAGCTATTCTTGAAGGTAAACCTAATATTTTCGCCCTAGAGTTTGAAACATATTCAATCCAAGTATCTTGAACTAATTGAGCTGGAATTAATGAGCCTTCTAATTGCTCAACCTCTAACTCAGCCTTATCTGCCTGTGCTTTAGTGAGTCTCGCCTTCTCTTCTGCAATATCACCAGTTCCACTTCTTTTGTTATACCCACCCAGCTTTCTAAGATACGATATATATGCAACCCTGCAAACATCTAAGTTCAAAGGACTTCTTCCCATTTTTGAAGGCAATATACCATCTCTGATTAACTCAGATATTCTTTTAACAGATAGGTCTAAATGATCTGCAACTTCTCTTTGTGTGGCCAACTACTATTCTGATTTCTTAATACTCATAAATATAAATATATCACAGCGAAAATATAAAAACAAAACATTTGGGGTTAAGGTAAATTACCTTAATTGAATTCTGTGGATGAGATATAAATCCGATGAATAGTAATGGTCTGTCGCTACAAAAAGAATGGGGTGCTGCAACCTGCGTACCCATTGGGTCAGAAGAACCTAAGCCATCAGAAGCCTATAAACAAAGGGATTGAGAGGACAAGAAGAAACAACGCGAAAAAATCAAGGGAATGACAAGAAAATAATACTAAATGTATTATTCATGAAACTTATAAAGGTATTAAAAAAGAAATAAATATTTATTAAAAATAATTTGTATTATCTATTGTATATAAATATATATTTATATATCATTAGCATTAAGTTCAATTAAGAACTAAACATACTGTATAAATATACAGTATATAAAAAAGGAGAATATAAATATGAAAATAGAATACAGACCACAGACAGATATATACACAGACTACATGGCCTTATCTTTAATAGACAGAGGCCTAGCAAGTACAAGAGCATTGAAAATATCTGAAGCATTAAGAGAGGGAGATTGGGACAGAGTAACAACCGCAATCTGTAACTGCGATAACTCTAATTTTTCTTTACTGTTAAAGATTGAGCCTAGATTAATTTATACAGCCTTTGACTTAATCAGATGTAATGCTTTAAAAGAAAGGATAGAAACAACTACAGGTATGTTTTGGAATTTGGGAGAATGGCATACAGAGTCAGTTATAGGCGATACAACATTTTAATAATTATTTAATAAGGAGAATATAAACATGAGTATTTTAAAAAGTGAAATAGATTTACAAGGCTCTAAGCCTAGATATTTAAGAACAACTAAAAACCTATATAGCCATATAGTTAATGGGCGTGAGTTGTTTTTTTCTTATCAGACGTTAGTAGCTATTGATGATTTAATAAGCGTCAATGATTGGAGCGTTACAACAGGTAGGCATTTATATTGGATAAATCCAAATAAAGAAATAAGAGTTGAAGACTTTGAAGAACAAGCAAGAAAGTTATTAAAAGATGATGATTTAATTTCTTGTGATGATCCCTTGAAAAGTTCTGATCCTTTGAAAACAGTTAGCAACATATCAAGAATCTTTTCTTTAATGTCTGAAAGTGATAATGAAGAATCTATTAGAAAGAACAACAACCAAAGAAAAAGATTTTATGAAACCATTAATGGCATTTCTTTTCCTAGTGATTGGGAGAGCTTAGATACAGCAACTCAAAAAAGGCGTTTAGATATTTGTGATTATGTAAATACAGACAAGGCAAAAGAATATATAGAGGGGGTGAAGTAATGAAATATAAACTAATAATAAACAATGGAACACTTAAAGGCTTTATAGCCTTTAGGGGTTCATGTCTTGTAACCATGCAAGACAAATTTAACCGCCTAACTAATCAAGGGCATAAATTAAAATTAATAAGGGGTAAATAATGCAAAGATGTAAAAAATGCAAAAAGGGTTTTTTAGAATATGTTGAAGAATATTTAGGCTGTGAAGTTGAAACATGGGGCTGTGACAATCAAGAATGCTATGCTTTGTTTCATGTTGATATAGAGATAGTGAGAGACTTTAACGACATGAGAGAGGTACAAGAATGAAAATATTTAAAAAAGATTTATATGCTTATGACGAAGAAGAGGGGGCAGAAGTAGAAATTGAAGGTTTAAAAGCCAAATTTATAAAAGAAAGTTTTGGAGATGTCTTTTATCTGCTTGATGAACCTATAGAAGGAAAGGGAGTTATTAGAGAATACTACAGCGAACCAATGGGAGAGGATAAAGGAACTACACTTTATGAACTTTTAGAATCTATAGACTAACTAAACCCAACCAATAAAGGGCGGTATTATTACCGCCTTTTTTTATGCCCTTAATAAATAAATCTTTATATAAGAGAGCCTCTAAGCCTTTGTGCGGTATTTTTATATTAAAGTAATGCATTACTACCTATATATATTTATATTGTAATGTAGAGGCTTAGAATGTCTTGTGGCTTTTTGTTGTTGCACTTTGTTTTTTTTGTCCAAAAAAAATTTGATGTTTTTTGTCAAAAATAAATTTGCCTTTTTTTATGAAAAATAAATTTGCCTTTTTTTATGAAAAATAAATTTGCCTTTTTTTATGAAAAATAAATTTGCCTTTATGAAATTTGCCTTTATGAAATTTGCCTTTATGAAATTTGCCTTTATGAAATTTGCCTTTATGAAATTTGCCTTTATGAAATTTGCCTTTATGAAATTTGCCTTTATGAAATTTGCCTTAAATATAAATTTGCCTTTATGAAATTTGCCTTAAATATAAATTTGCCTTTATAAAATTTGCCTTTATGAAATTTGCCTTGATACTAAATTTGCCTCGATCTTAAATTTGCCTTAAATATAAATTTGCATTTAACTATTGCATATAAATATATATTTATATATCATAGGCGTATGTTAAATAAAATTAAGGAGTTAAATAACATGATTGAAGAACTATTAGACAAATACCATGAAGATGATTTTGATGATTTATTAATTCAAATAATAAAACATATGAAAGAGGCTAAAGAAATAAGAGAAATGGATAGGGAGCAAGACTAATGAATAGTACATTGATAGATAAATACGTTGATGAAGAGGGTAATGTTGATAATAAACTTACCCTTACTTCAGAAGGATTTGCATGTCTTACAGATGACCTTGAAGAGATTATAGACAAATATACAGGCACTACAGACTGGATAAATAATAATAATTATTTTGGCGTAAGAAGTGAAATAAGATTAGATTTGATGGATTTAATACACGATATCGTAAACAAGGAGCAAGAATAATGATAACAATAGATAACAAAAGGTTTATATCTGATGTTTACGACAATCTTATGAAGAATACAAATCATAATCCAATAGACTTTTCTAAAATAGATGATGAATGTTCTATTGATGAAGAAAAGAATGAAATATATATAGGTAGATTTACCTTAATTTTAAAGGAGCAAGATTAATGATAACAATAGATCGAATTAAAAATATCGCAGAAGATATTATTGAAGATGATGAATGGGTAAATGATAGCCATACTAAATCAGAACATGCAGGTATCAAGGCAGGACTATATGCTTTGATACATCATTTAGAAGAAACTGAGGAGGTATCTAATGGCTAATTACAAATACGTTGTATGGGTGGGTGGGTGTGATGACTACTACACTTCATACAAAAGAGCTAAACAGGATTACGACAAATGGATTGAGCAAGGATATGATGATGTCCATTTAAAGGAGGTATGTGATGAATAAAAAACAAATAATACAAAAACTAGAAAGCATACAGCATGAGGTTGATAACATCTTTAATGAGAGGCTAGAT